GTATTGGTCAGCCATTATTTGTTTAAATTGTTTACAAGTTTCTGGATATTCTTTTTCACAATATGTAACTGCTTCATCATCATGAAAGTTTATTTCATTTTGAATTTGATTGAATACTACTTTTGCTCTTGGACTTGTATCTTCTTGTCTTCCTGGTGTATCTTTTATTGTTTTCATTTTAATAACCCTTTTATTTCTTTTTCTGATTTACCGTATTTTTTTATAATTGAAATCAAGTTATCCTTTTCTAACAACCCAATATATTCTTCTGCTTCAATCCGAGCAACTTGATAATGATCTGCAATTAGTTTAACAAGATCTTTATTATATTTGTCATGTTTTTTACCTTTAATATACTTATTAAATGATTTTTGTTTAGGCAAAAAATCAAAATATAATTGATAAACATGCTTCTTATCTAATGGACCTATCGTATATTGTTGAAACATATCTACTATTTCTATATAATCTGGGTTCATTGATAGCCAACGATTGATTAAATATGGAGTAAATGATTTTCGATCTGATTCAGATAATTTAGACCATGGCGTCTTTTTCCAAGTTATATTAGCTAAATGATCAAATAATGTTGCTGGCTTCTTCATATTACATCATTGGCATTTGAGGTTGAGTTGGTTCATCTTTAGGAATATTTGTAACAACACATTCTGTAGTTAACATAGTTCCAGCAACCGATGCTGCTTTCTCGATAGCAACTCTTGTCACTTTAACTGGATCAACAACTCCTGCTTCGATCATATCAACAACTTCATCTGTTCTTGCATTATATCCATTCGAATCATCTAATTTATTATAAATAACTTCTGCATTCAATCCAGCATTCTCCATAATAGCATTAAATGGAGCATGACATGCTTTCATTACAATAAGACCACCATTTAATTGATCTTCATTTTCATATAACTCTTCATCACCTTTAAGTAATTCAAATCTTCTTAAAACAGTTCCTCCACCTGGAATAATGCCTTCTTCTACTGCTGCTTTAGTTGCACAAAGTGCATCATCAACTCTATCCTTTTTCTCTTTCATTTCAATTTCTGATCCGGCGCCTATTCTAATTACAGCAACGCCGCCCGATAATTTTGCTAATCTTTCTTGTAATTTTTC